TAGACATCTCAACATATCCAGTAATAACATCGATTTTGTTCATCAAATGATGAACTAGGTTACAATCTTGAATACAGTATTTAGCGACGATAGCACGGTCGCTCGAATTACCATTCGATAAACGGAAAATATCTTGTGGTGTTACATCATCTTTTGCCATACACCATTTTATGGATTTCGATTTATCGATTTCTTCGTGACCTCCTATCAAAATGACGTTGTATTTATTGGTTACTTCTTTACCTTTTATCGTTTCGTTTATTTCAACACCATTGAGTATTTCCAAAACTTTGAATTTCTTTCCATCTTTATAATAATCTGATGTAAAACTACTTAATTCGATGTGAATAAAATCACCCGCATGGAGACCCATCAAGTTTTGACTATATAATTCGGTAGCATTACCGTATGTAGGATGTTCAACACACGCGGTTTTCTTTACATCATCACTAATGAATTGACCGGCTACATCATCTAATTTATAAGATGATAAATTGAAATCACGACGGAAATACGCATACATATCAATTTGTAATCTACCTGTCATATTGAAAAATCGCAAATCATACTCACCACTTGCTATAACTAATTTTTTATTTTCGATAGTGAGTTCATTTGGAGAATCACGTGGTGAGTTAGCACATAATTCGCCGACTTTTCTCGACAATAACAAGAAATCGTGTTCGCAATGATTTTCTTGTGCTCGACGAAACATGAATTCATAATCAAACCCGAAAATATTATATCCAATAATAATATCCGGATTTTCATTTTGTATTATTTCGGTCCATTTCATCAATAAATCGGTTTCTGTTTCAGCGCTTTCGATTACAGCGCCATCTACGTCGTCACAACTACCTAAAACTAAACAGTGATTTAGATATGGTTCATTATCACCATATCTCATAAATGTAGAGCCAATGAATGTTACTTTATCACCTTCTAGGCGAGGAAATAGACGGGTTAATACTTCATTTGTGATTTGTACTTTTTCATCTCTATCGAATGAATCACTGAGTAATATATCGAATATAGTGGCTTTTTTTTCTATTTTTGTCTTCTTTTTGTATTTATTATGTGAATATGCTACAGCGTCAACCCCCGATGTATTGGCACCTGGCGATGTTTCGTTATCTGCCAATCCATCATTTCCTTCTGATTCCATCGTGGCTCGTTGAAATTCTTTCATTTGTTCGAAAATAGAATCAATCGTCAATAAGTTGGAATTATCCTCTTCTGTATTTGATTTTTTCGCTTTTTCTAGTGATTCCTCATTTAATATTTTTATCATTGTTTTTACACGTTCTTTGGAAGGAGGATTTTTTGGATATACTAAATCAACATCATCGAAACTATCGAAACCGAAACCAGTCATAATAACCTTCTGTAGTAATAATTTGGCTTTTTCTATGTCCATGAATTGTGATTGCCTTATGAACGCATCGACCAAATTAGTCGCTAAACGTTTATAGGTTTTAATAGGTAATGGGAAATCACCATGACTACTACTAGCTTCAATATCAAAACTGCATATTTTGTATGGAACTCGTACCTCTTTTTCTGGCATAGGAACCAATTCTTTTTTTGGACATATATATTCATATTTACAAGTGGTTGTATTATTTGATGGTTTTATAACACGATTTGTTTTGAAACATACCCAGCCTGATGGACTGATGTTTTGAATATGGAAATATCTTAAAAGTGGTGGAATATTACTTTCATACAATTCCAATTTGGCGCCTTGAAAAATGAAATCGACCTGTTTTCGCTGATTTTCATCACCATCCTCACTTTTAACATAAGCATACCAGAAATTTTTCACTTTTCTCATAGCAATGGTATTTTTAAATGCGATTCGAATAAATTTACCTTTTTTACCACCAGAGAAACCATATAATTTATGGTAATCTACGAGTTCGTATGATACAATCGATTCTCTATATCGTTTTTCTAGTTTGGATTGAATTTCTCGAATAAGACAATTCATGTTGTATTCTGTCCAATTATCACCGACTTTTATGAAAAAGAAAGGTTCGTAATCACTAATATATAAACACGCGGTCTCTCCTTTTTCATTGATACCAAACATTTGAATTACGAAAACACTTTCATCTTTCGCTGAGTATTTACGTTTGTATGGGTCATCATTGGAACCATTATCTGAATTTGAATCATTTCCACTACTATTTTCGTTATCTTTTTTCGGTATTTCATCATAGGTATTGAAATCAAACAATCGAAATGATTTTACAATAGCTAGTTTTTTGTTTGATGATTTGGTCTCTGATATCATTTTGTATTAGTATTGGTTTTATATTTAAATGGATTCGATATATTATCAATAATTTTTATCAATTTTTTGGCGTTTTTTGTAGCATAAATATAGAATAAAATATAAATTTTTTGATAGAATTTATACCAGTGAGGATTTGAATCCGCACCCATAATGGGGTGCTCTATTCAAATCGGTAACTGGTAACTTAGTTGAATAATTATCCGAACAGCGAATAATTATTCAACGGTGTATATTTGTTTACATTTGTTTAGATTTTTTTGATGTTTTAGTAGTCTTGGAATTCTTTGTTCTTGGAGTATTATATTTGTATCCTCCTCGAATTTGTTCCATGAATTTCATAACCATCGTTTGAGCTTCATTACCATTATATTGAGTAGGTTCAATTACACGTTCTTCGGTAATTTCTAGAACTTCTTTTGGCTCGCTTTCACTGAATACCCATGATTTCATTGATTTGAAATCTCGTTCTCCATTATATATTTGGATTTTATTATTTTGAATTTTGAAAACAACTGGAAAACTATCACCATTTAAACGTTCACCTCCATATTTGTTGTTCAATTCGTTGATTTTGGTTTCTTTGTCAGAATCCGTGGATTCAATATCATCCACCTTTGCTACTTTACCTTTAAGAAATTTTGTTAATTTTTCCCAGTCCGCATTCATAGCTTTACAGTGAACGCACCATTCAGCATGAATCAACCCGACAATAATTGGTTTTTTTCTTTTGTTCTCTTTTTTCATGGTTTTTCTTGCGTTGATATTCTTTTTATGATTTTTTTTCGATTTGTGATAACCCTTTGACATTTTCGTTACTTATATAATATCGATAGAAAAACTTACTAAATAAAACAATAATTATTGGAATTTTCCTCTTTGTATATTATAAGTATTTGTATTATAATATAATGAAACCAATTACCCTATTTTTTATTATATTCTTATTGATAACATTTTTGTTAGGTATGTATTTATACGCAACATTTTATTTGAAGACAACTAAATTAGAAACACTAGAAAGTGAAATCGCAACATTATCGAATGATGATTCTGGCAATTCAAAATGTCCTAATTTGTTAGTAAGAAAAGGGAAAGTATTGATGTTATACAATAAAAATGAACCAATTGTAGATGGTAAAAATCCTATTCCTTTTTTTAATTTGGACGAATATATAAATTATTTAGAGATACAACGTTCAAAAGGAATAAATTGTCCAGTATTATTTTTACAACAAGAATCTAATACACAAGGCGAAGATGTATTTAGATTGAGACCGAGCCCATTCGATTTACAAGGAGGGTTACCACAAATGTCGAATTTGAATGATAATGCTAACAAAATTGTTACGGTAACAGATGCGAATCGTAAAAATTATCCATATAATGCGAATAATTATCCGGGATTTGATCCTACTAGTCAATATATTGGGGTATATACTAATTTAGACATAATTCATGATAAAACACAAACAAATAAAATAAGTGATAATCCAATGGACCCTAATTGGGCAGGAACTATTTATACACAACAGATGATTGATTCTGGAAAATATTTAGAGAATCAAGTAACGCGTCCGGTATTGACCACTCCAAAAACCACTTTTTATCCTAGTATAACAAATTTCCATATGCCCAAAGATATTTTATAGTAGATTTTAGGTGGAATTTATTTATTATTATAATATATATTTTAATAATAATGTCTAATTTTAATGATCAGGAAGAATACATACCAACGGATTTATTTATTAGTGAGGATGAAGCCAATGAATTCGATTCAATAGTAGCAAGAATATTTACTCAAAGTGTTGAAAACAGTGTTACACTTTCTAGAATAACAAAAGAATGTAGCCAACAATCTATTGAAAGTCAACCAAAAGATAATGACGAAGAAGAATCAAAACCCACAATGATGACAGACGAAGAAGCTTCAACAAAAGATAATGACAAAGAACAATCAAAACCCATAATGATGACAGGAGAAGAAGCTTTAACAAAAGAATATAATAGAACACAGGCGTTCAAAGAAATAGTAGATTCAATTATAGAAGAATTAGGTAAAATAAACACCACACTTGATTTGCCATCTAAATTAAAAATAATTTTAACTAGACCAAAATTACTTGGTTCAGCAATCGCAAGTGGGTTTACAGCACTAACATGTGGTCAGCGTTTTTGGAATAATCCGTTTAATTTATACACTAATATAATCGGAGCGGCATCTACTGCCATTGGTACATATATTTTATCAAATCCAGAAGAAGCTTCCAAAATATTAGCATTATTAAACCCAACATTTTTAATGAATTATTACAACAAGATGAGTCAAATTGAATATTTGAAGAATGAAATTGTAATTGAAAACATTGATAAGGACATTAATAAAGAATTAATGGAAACTTTGAAATTAAAAATGGAAGTTGTTAATGAAACATATAAACAAAACAAAGAAATTGGCGAATTAATGGTAGAATCCGAAAAGCGCGATTTAAATTCGCAAATTGAGACAACATTGTCTGAGGCAAGTCAATTAAATCAATCCAATGATATAATAAATTTTTATGGAATAATTGAAAATTTATATGGCAGAATTGTTGGTGATAATAGGTCAACCATCTGCGTTGAATTCATAAATTTAATAAATACTATTTTTGCTGGTGATGATATTGAAAAAAAAGAAATAGTTATAAGTTTTCTTGCTGGAATTAATAAAGAACAAGTCATTAATGACGAAGAATTACCAATATTATTAGGCCAATTAAAAACAAAACTCGCAGCACCAAGTACAAGTTCCAGCAGTCAAAGCACAACAAGTAAACGTATGCCAGAATCTGGTTCTAGATCATCAAAACAACCGCGTGCTGGAGGAGGAAGTGACCAATCCGGTGGAAAACGCAAAACCCATAAAAAATCATCAAAATCAAAGAAATCAAAGAAACACCACAAGAAACATAACAAAAAGCACCATAAAAAGACCGCTCATAAAAAACGTGGTTCTCGTCGTAAATAAAAAATCCTATTCTACGGTTGATTCCCATCCTGAAAAGAACTCAATAAGAATCGACGAATATTATCACAAACAGCTTTACTTATTTTACGCATTTTACCATTCGATTCTAATACAATACTATCTAAACAACCAGGATTTTTATTTAATTCTTCTATAAAAGTAGGAAAATTAGAAAACTGTTTCATAATAGCAATCGCAGTAACGGAACTGATACCTGGTATTTGACATAATATTATTTCACCAATGTTATCTGGTGTAATATTATCCTTTTTCACTTTCTTAACTACTGAACAATAATTCGCGGTAGTCAATACTTTCCCCGGAACATCGTTCATCACTATCGTATTATCGAGAACATTTTCATTTTGATTTTGACCATTATTTTCATAATCGATAATGCTATTTACAACATTCTTAGCACCATTCTTGGGCGCATTAGTATAAGGTTGTAAAAAATAATAAGGAAAATGTCCCTTGGTAAATTCGCGGTCTATCTTTTCCGCCATATATAAAATCCATTGTGCTGACTCTGATACATTCGCCGTACGTTGAATACTAAATCCTTTGAAAAACTGTAAACTCGTCATTGCTGAATAAATAATTTTACGCTCAACTGGATTATATACTTGTGTTAAAAACCCCTCTAACAAATAAAAAACGGAATGAGGATGTATATCTAAAGCATTTGATAGACGGTAAGATTGTTCTTCATACCGACCATCTTTGATTGATGCTAACAAATCCATATAAGTTTTACGCTCAATAATCAATAAATCTCTATCCAAATTGGTTTTGAACAAAATATCGCCGATAGGGAGAACCTGTTTTTCGATTTTTACATCAGTTGGTTTGGTTTGCCTAGATATCAATTCGACACATTTTTCATATAAAGCGGTTTCACGTTCATCTATAATAATACGCATAGCAAATTCAGTAACAATATAATGATGAATATGAAATCATTATATTGTTTTATAAAAATAATTATAATATTGAGAACCTATGAAATCAGGGACCTAGATAAATCTAATTATAATAATGAATAGCTGCTGGTGATACACCAATTGGTCTAGATTGTCTGGCTAAAGGAAAAAGATTGGTATTTGTCTTTTTTAATGTACAGCATTTGCCATTGAGTAAACTACCAGCACCCATACCGATTGATGTCCATGAAATGCGACCTACTTGATAAGGAAAGCCAGCCTTTTTGTTTCCACCACCAGTATTGTAATTGGCAATACTAGCAATTGAACTTGTTCTTTTTGGACCACTTAAAACCATTTTTAATATATATACTAACTAAATATTTTTCTCGTTACTAAATTGATAAATTAAAATAATATAAAAAGAAACCGTAATAATAAAATAGTATTGTAATATTCATTTTATTTTCAGAATAACATGAATATTGATGAAGATATCCGTGTAGAAAAAAATCAATTTGGTATTGAAACATATATTTTTGACCCATACAATTCCCTAAATAAACCTATTACAGAAATAGAAATAAAAATGATATTGAAAAATTATGGTGTTGATGTACCGATTTATAATATTAATTTATACAAACGAGCATTTATTCATCGTTCATATATAAAACGACCTAATATAGAAAATGAATCGAATAATATAATTATCGTATCTAAACCAGACGATTGCTTACCATTGTATACAAAATCAAATGAACGATTAGAATTTGTAGGCGATGGAGTTTTAGAATGTATTACTAAATATTATTTATATCGCCGTTTTCCTAAAGAGAATGAAGGATTCATGACAGAAAAAAAGATAGCCTTAGTTAAAAACGAATCAATTGGTAAAATGGCATACGAAATGGGATTACACAAATGGTTTATATTATCAAAGAACGCGGAGGCTAAACAAATCCGGACTAATTTGAAAAAATTAGGTTGTTTGTTTGAGTCATTTATTGGGGCATTGTTTTTAGATTTCAATAAAATAAACATTCACGATGACGATGAGTGGTTCAAAAATTTGTTTACTACCGGTCCGGGTTTCCAAATGGCACAGGTTTTCATTGAAAGTGTATTCGAAAAACACGTGGATTGGATTTCACTCATTCGTAATGACGATAATTACAAAAACATTTTACAGGTGAAAATACAGAAGGAATTCAAAGTTACCCCAGAATACATAGAAGTAACCGAACAAAATATAGATACTGGATATCATATGGGTGTTTATTTATGTTTAGGACAGAATGTATATAATGTAAATAAAACAGAGGCAATTCATATTACTAATTTCAAATCGTATAATGATATACATCAATATATGTCAAATCATAATAAGGTATTGATATTTTTAGGTGAAGGACAACACAAAATAAAGAAAAAAGCGGAACAAATCGCTTGTGAAATAGCTATAGGGTTGTTACAAGATTTTTAATATGGTAAATTTTTCATAAAAATATGATTTTATGAAAAAGTGAATAGAATAAAAAATGTTGTTAATATATATAAGTTTTAAATGAAAAAAGGTCCATTTAATCCATTTCTGGCATTGGAAAAAAAAGAAATATCGAATGAACCCGAAAAAATAGAAATAAAATTGAAACCTCAAAAAATAGAATTAGAACCTTTGCTATCGAAAGATATGGCGAAGGATAATGAACAAAACATAGAACTACCTCAAGAAAAAAGTATGGATAATATCGATATGCCAATTCAACCAGTGACCATTATAAATAAAAGTAACAACAAAAAAATAAATCGAAACGTGTTTTTAGACCGTTTGAGAAAAAACGATATTTTTGAAGTAAAACAGGATAAATTACAATTAAAACCTAGTATTCCAAATACAATGGATGTGCCTGTGCCATCGCCTAGTATTTCTTTTCCTAAAAAAATAGATGAACGAATCGTTTTACATGAAAAAAGAATCGAACCTGTTCTTGAAATGACAACTATTCAAACTGATAAAGAGGAAGAAAAAGAGGAAATAAACGATGTTCAAACAATACGCGAAGAGAGGGATTTTGACCAATTGATAGAATTGGAAGAGCCGGTCGAATTAGAAGAAACTGCTATTGATGAAATAATTGAAAAAGAAATTGTTGAAAAAACCAAAGAGACTAAGGGGAAAAAGGAAAAGAAAACAAACAATAAATCGGGCAAATTGAAAGTGATAGGAGAAGCCATCGATATTTCAAAACCATTGGATTTGACAACAGCAATGATTCGTAATCAAAAAGTAAGCGAGAGATTACCAAAAGAACGTGAACATATTATCATAAAAGCACCTAGATATTATATGAATAATCGCAAATTGTATATTCAAAAAATAGCGAATATGTTAGAGCCATATTTGAAAGAATTAACTGAAAATGAAGATTCTGTTTCATGTGAATCCCGTTCTCAAAATGATAATTTTGACCTACTTACACATCAAAAAATAGTAAGAGACTATTTGAATTTGTATACACCTTATAGAGGACTCTTATTATATCATGGTTTAGGTAGTGGTAAGACGTGTACTAGTATCGCTTTGGCAGAAGGTATGAAATCTGATAAACGAGTATTTGTTTTAACACCAGCATCGTTGAAAATGAATTTTTTTAGTGAAATGAAGAAATGTGGTGACCCATTATATAAAAAAAACCAAGTATGGGAATTTATCGAAGCAAATACATCAAAAAATCCAGAATATATGAATATATTATCGAAAGCATTACAATTACCACTTGATTATATTATTAAAAAAAAGGGGGCATGGTTATTGAATGTGAAAGCATCCGAACCAAAGTATACGGATTTAACGACTGAACAGCAATTAGAAATTGACGAACAATTGAATTCTATGATACGTACTAAATACACTGATATCAATTATAATGGTATGAATATGAAAAAAATGGAGTTATTGACCGGTAATTTTACACGTAATCCGTTTGATAATGCGGTAGTAATAATTGATGAAGCTCATAATTTTGTAAGTCGTATTGTGAACAAAATAAAAAAGAAGGATTCGATTTCTTATATGTTATATGATTATTTGATGAAAGCAACCAATGCTCGTATTATATTGTTGACAGGAACGCCTATTATAAATTATCCAAACGAAATAGGGGTTTTGTTCAACATATTACGTGGTTATATAAAAACATGGTCTTTACGTATTTTTGCCAAAACAAATGAATCACTCAATACCGATACAATTTTGAACATTTTAGATAAAGAAAATTTTCGAACATATGATTATGTAGAATTCACCGATAACAAATTGACTATCACAAGAAATCCGTTTGGTTTTATAAATACTAAAAAATCAGGCCCATCTAAAAAAACAGAAAATCGTATTGTACAAAAAGCAAAAACAGAAAAGAAAAGAGCGAAAACTGATGTTCAAATTGAGAAAACAATTGCTGAAAAACCGAAAAATACAAGAAAAAAACAATTAGGAGGAGCAGGTGAGGTATTTGAGCGATATAACGGTGTTCATTTGGATGAGAATGGTAATATGAGCGATACTGAATTTATTGATAAAATAGTAACCATTTTGAGTAATCCAAAATATAATTTGGATGTTCAACTCGGTTCTATAGAGGTTACTTTGTACAAGGCATTGCCAGATGAAAGTGATTCATTTTTGTCCATGTTTGTCGATGAAGATAGCGGTAATGCTAAGAATATCAATTTATTCCAACGTCGTATATTAGGTCTTACATCTTATTTCAGGAGTGCGCAAGAACAATTATTACCCAGTTATGTAAAAACCGAGACTGGAGATATTTATCATATAGTGAAAACAGATATGAGCCCACAACAATTCGGAATTTATGAAAAAATTAGAAAACAAGAGGCTGACCGAGAGAAAAAATCGAACAAAAACAAACGAAGGAAAACAGGAGTGGATGAAGAAATGTATAATATATCATCCACATATCGTATTTTTTCGAGAGCGGCATGTAATTTTACATTTCCACCATCAATTGAACGTCCTATTCCAAATATGAAAGAAGACCAAGAATTGAAAGAAACCGATTTTGACGCTATTCCAACAGAACAACGAACAAATATGGACGAATATGAATTCCCAGACGAGGAACAAGTCGACGCTGCTGAAAATATATTGAATGAACAAGAAATGGATACTTATATCAAACGCATAGAAAAGGCATTGAAAGATGTAAGTCAACTAAATGAAGAAACCAATGAAAGTCAGTTTTTATCAAAATCCACTTTACCAATGTTGAGTCCAAAGTTCTCGAAAATATTAGAAAATCTATCTGACCCAGATAATGAAGGTTTACATTTATTGTATAGTCATTTCCGTACTATTGAAGGAATCGGTATTATGAAATTGATATTGGAAGCAAATGGATTCGCTGAATTCAAAATAACTAAAAACAACGACTCATGGGTAATCGTAGAAAAAGAGGAAAATATAAACAAACCTAAATTTGTTCTCTATACCGGTACTGAAACCGCTGAAGAAAAGGAAATTATTCGTAATATTTATAATGGTATGTGGGATTTCGCGCCATTGAGTATCGCAACAAAACTACGTGAACGTTCTGAGAATAATATGTATGGCGAGGCAATTAAAATTATCATGATTACATCATCTGGTGCCGAGGGAATCAATCTTAGAAACACCCGTTTTGTTCATATAGTTGAACCTTATTGGAATATGGTCCGTATTGAACAAGTCGTTGGTCGTGCTCGTCGTATATGTAGTCATCAAGACTTACCGGTTGCTATGCGAAATGTAAAAGTGTTTTTATATCTTACACAAATGAGCGAACAACAAAAAACAGATGAGAAAAATATTGAAATTCGTATTCGGGATCTGAGTAGAATTGACAAAAAAACACCAGTTACTACAGATGAAACTTTGTTTGAAATTGCTAGTTTGAAAGAAAAAATCAATAACCAGATTTTACAAGCAGTCAAAGAAACAGCGATTGATTGTAATTTGTATTCTGTGATATCATCCAAACATGCTGATAATGATGAAGAACCGTTGATTTGTTATGGTTTTGGTAAAATAGAATCGAATCAATTTTCTTCCTACCCTTCTCTGAAAAAAGATAGAGACGAAAAGAGTGGATTGGATGTTGAAACTGTTAGATGGGCGGCATTAGAAGTCGAAATAAATGGTGAAAAATATGCTTTAAATGAAGATACAAATGAATTATATAATTTTAAAAGTTACGAAAAAGCAGTAACAAGTGGTAGTTCTAGCGATTTAGTTAAGATTGGTATTTTGAAATATCAAAAAGGTAAATATGAAATTATACGTGACGAATAATAATTTCAATCAAATATTATAATATAAATGATATATCATAATATTACTGGTTTATAATGGATAAACATGAGTACCCACTTCATATGTATTACTTTTTTCAAAATGAGTTCCATTTAATCCACACATATCATCGAATTTACGAACAATAGAAGCGTATTCATGTTCAATCTCACCATTTATGACATTTATTTTACCATATAAACTACATTTGCCCAAATGGTTTCCAAAATCATATTTGTCACCATACATTGTCGGTAAGAAATGCTTACAATCTTTACATAATTTTATACTTTTATAATTATTTGTTTTATCGAGTGGAATAATAGCAGCTAAACTACTAGCAAAAAATAAAATCGAAAACGAAATTAAATAATTCATTTATGTAATTTTATACATAAAACTATTTATATGGTTTTGCGAAATATTTTGTTTACGGATTTATCTCACCATATATCAAAGATGCTTATAAAAATACCTGGCGAAAATCCACTGAATATTCCACAACGATATGTTCCTAAAAATCTCTCACGTAAAGATAAAAAAAAACAATTTCTGAATTTGAAGAAGTCGCGAAAATTATACAAAAAAGGAAAATATTTTCAACGTCCTAAAATAGACTCTTTTCATTCAAAACCCTCCAATCATTTAGAGAATGCTAGAAAAATATATAAAATCGAAAATATTTCACCATCTCGAGAACTTGCTATCAAAACAAAATGCTCTCAAAAAGGATTGGAAAAGATACTAAACAAAGGACGTGGAGCATATTTTTCGAGTGGTTCTCGTCCAAATCAAACAGGAGAGTCTTGGGGAAGAGCTCGTTTGGCTAGTGCTATTAGTGGAGGTAATGCTAGTATTGTTGATTACTATATTTTACACTCCGAATGTAAGCCAGAAAGTAAAGCATTGCGATTGGCAACGAGAACATGTCGCCAACAAGGAAAGTGTCTAAAATATACTAGAAAAAATAGTAAAAAATCCAAAATATAATTTATTAAACAAAAATATAAAAACAAACGCACATTTTATTTATAATTCCATAATTTTGCTAAATGAACGAAGAAAATAATGTATTGACTATCAAAACTGTTCAAATACAGCCTATTCGTAATATGATTACTGCTATAAAAGATATTCTTACAGACGCCACTATTACATATACAAAAGATGGTATGAAAATAATCAATTTCGACAAAACACATACAATTTTAGTAAATGTAAATTTGAATTCTCATAAATTTGAGCAATACAATTGTAAACCGGATAAAATTATTGTATGTGCGAACACATTACATTTATTCAAAGTAATTTCCACCATGTCAAACGATGATACACTTTCGATGTATATTGACCAATCAGATTATCATGATGGTATAGTATCTCATTTGGGACTACAATATGATAATGGAGATATCAAACAATGTTATAGTCAAAAACTACGTTTGATTGAGCCAGATATGGAGGAATTAGTAGTACCAGATGTAGAATATTCGACTGTAATTAATTTACCTACATCTGATTTCCAAAAAATCATACGTGATTTGAATGGGATTTCTGATCGTATTGAAATAAAATCGGTAGGTAATGATTTGATTTTTTCATGTGAAGGAAACTTCGCCAGTTCCAAAATTTTCCGTTCTGAGTCGGATGGAAATATGGAATTTCTACAAAAATCAGATGCTTCTGTAATTATTCAAGGAGAATTTTCTCTAAAGTCTTTATCACATTTTATTAAATGTACACCTTTATGTAGTCATTTAGAAATGTATCTCGGTAACGATTTGCCACTTATTGTTAAATATGACGTAGCATCATTAGGTGAAATAAAATTATGTTTGGCACCGTTACCACCAGCATAATAATACTATAGGTCAATATTGATATTATTATCAATATAGAACTTTATCCAGATAACAATTGAGATATTTCATAAAAACTATTAATTATATGTTCTACATGTAAATCATTTATATCTTTATGTAATACGATACGTATTACTTCTGGTGACCATGCGCTAACACGTATCCCTTTTTCTTTGAAAAGTAAAGCGACTTCACTAGATATAGATTCTTTTTTCCAAGATTTGTCATAGGATAGAATATCAATAAAAATAATATTTGTCATTATCTTGTACTTTACACGAAAAGAATCTAATTGATTTATAGCGTATCCTATCAATTTACATTTGTTATGGTCATATGAAAGAATTCCATCATTGAAATTTTTCAAAGCTATTAACCCCATGCTACCTATTACACCAGATTGTCTCATCCCACCACCCAATGCTTTTCGAATACGTTTTGCTTTTTGAATTAATTCGGTTGTTCCAATCAATAAAGAGCCAATTGGTGCACCAAGTCCTTTTGATAAACAAACAGTTAGAGAATCAACCATTTCGCCGATTTCATGTGGAGGTTTATTCATATAGGTCAATGCGTTCCATATTCTGGCACCATCTAAATGGATAGGAATATTTTTGTCTAAAGATAACATTTTCAAATCTTGTAAAAATTCGAATGGTAATACTTGCCCACCACAAGCATTATGTGTGTTTTCTATACAAATAAGAGATGTAATAGGTTCATGGATATCATCGTCTCTTATGGCAAGACTAATACTTTCGATATCCATTGTTCCGTCTGATAAATTGGGAACGGTTCTCAAAGAAACACCACCAAATTGTGACGCACCACACTGTTCGTATAAAAAAATATGACTTTTATCTCCAACTATAATTTCAGAACTACGTTTCGGAGACCAAGATAATATAGCTGCCAAGTTACTCATAGTTCCAGATGGGAAAAATAAAGCGGACTCCTTATTAAATAATTTGGCGGCTGTTTCTTGTAATTCATTTGTAGTAGGGTCTTCACCATAAACATCGTCTCCTACTGAACAATTTACAACGGAGTGTCGCATTTCAACACTTGGTTGTGTTACTGTATCGCTACGTAAATCAATATTATACATTATATAAATTTATATAGTGTATATACGGTTTATTCTTTATATAAATATACATAAAATCAAGATTTTTTTGAAAATTCATTAATTTTTCGGATAGTCATGCGTTTATTTTCTAAACAGCTTTCTATTTTATCTTTTACGTAGGTCAATTTAAGCTCATTCAAACGGTCATTTTCACGTTTATTAATATCTTCTATTATTTCTTCTTTGTTTAATTTTCGATTGATATTGCCATAAGAATCGATAGAATTCGATTCTACATCATAATAAAGAGGACGTTTCGACACAGCTTTATAATGTGCCAAATTCGATTTTTTACTATATTTATCTAAAGCTAATTTGTATTTATCATTCTTTTCTTTGATTTCTTCGTCGTCTAAATAAATCACTTGTCCTGAAATGTCATATAAAAAATATTCTTTTATGTTTATATTCCAAGGATTACGTTTGCGTCCAGTATCAGGGCTCAACCCATCTAAATACCAAAATCTATCACTTTTATTTATTCTTTTCAGGTTGTCTTCAAAGAAACAATGAAAACATATATAAATCAATTCTGTAAAATAATTTACGTTCTCGATACTTTCTTTTTGTGAATATTTATTGATTTCTTCTTGTAAGATTTTATATTCGATTAGTTTCAATTTCAAATCACTTTCACAAGATAATGGCATATAATAAATCTCTTCGAATTTCGCACCAAATTCATCGTATTTTTTAGATGATTCATAATTCAAAAGGGCTTTTTCTTTCAATTTGAAAAAAGTATTTATTATAGAAAGCAAAAAAGATACAAACAACATTATAAATAATTGTTTGTCTGTTAAATAAGTACTTTGTGTTCCTGTTTGACCTGCGGTCAAAGCAGTAAAAAGAGTAATTGTAAAATTAATAGGTGTTGATATATAATTCCAAAACCCAGCACTTATGTATTTTTTCCATGCTTGTGTGCCAATTCTTATATTAAGACTCCCCTGTATTGTAAGCATTATACCCCAGTCAGGAGAGAAATTATTTATTCGATTATTGCTAGAATCTATTATTTTGTTACAACTAGAATCCATAGTGTATTATTATATATTCATATTTTTACTATTTTTCCATAACGAATTATTACGCTGCCTACTGGTGTTGATTTTTCTACGTCTTTTATTCTAGTATATACAATTGGGACATTTTTATCAGATTTGTAACTGGAATACTGCTTACATATTACAGCACCTTGTTTTATAATATCCCGTAGTTGTTTTTTATTTAACTCCATATTCAAATCATCTATTGATGCTACTACATGAGCAGATGAATCGCCATGAATATGAAACCAAATATCATTGTCATTTGAGTCATCAATTAAATCGAAATTATCTTGAGCATCTCTACCTTTTTTGTATATAATAGTTTCTTTAATGGATGGAATATAACGGGTGAACATTTTCATTTATGCTTTTTGATATATTTAGATATATTTATTCAATTTTTTCTATAATAGAATATATACAATTATTGTATTCAATGCCTTCTACCGAATCTGCTCATCCAGTAAAAGAAAACCAGCCTTTAGCCTCTTTTAACAAATGGAAATATACTCTGTATACAACATTAATAGTATTGTTGATATTCAACCCATTCACATTCAAATTCATGAATTCATTACTATCTAGTATCGTTGGTAAAATCGCAAGTAATGATGGATGCCCTACATTATTAGGTTTAGCCATACATGCTATTGTATTTACATTGATAATTCGTTTAATAATGGATTTACATATATAATTTTTCGAATTGATAATAAAATCATTTATTATCAATGATAATAGGTCTAAAACTCAGGTTCGTGTTTCTTGAATAAACATCCTTGTTTCAATAAATTCGGAATATTACAAATTATATTAGGGTCTTGATAATTAGATGTATCCAACCAAATTTTTACAATACAAAAATTTTTTTTTGGTGAAATCGTAATACCATTGATATGTTTGTTGTATTTTTTTTCTATACATAATGTCTCGCCACATAAAGCATAGTAGAGATTACGCCAGACTTCTGTAACTACTTTATTTGTTACTTTGAACGAAAAACAACCGCCATTGCGATTTCGTGGGTCTTCCCACATGGGCGTAACCCCAACCCGCATAACAAACAACATACAGTTTTTGATAATATTATCATTTACTGTTTCATTCAACGAAATCACCTTTTCAACAGTATCAATATCCTTCATAATAACCGTATAACTGGACAAATCCCAGTTCTTATCGTGTGGTAAATGAAAATAATAATTCCATTTATCATTCAAAGAATGTTGTGGGGTAGGAATACTCACTGCATCCATTGTGATTACGCCCGTATATTATAATTAGAAAATT